ATATTGGTGTTCGTGATATTAGTATGGAGGTTGTTGGTAGCGCCGCTCAGATGTATCATGAAGGACGTAGACTTTCTGATGTGTTTGGTGATGTCTGCACTGTCAAACTTCCTATGACTAGGGATGGTCTGAGCGTTTGTAAAGAACTCTCTGACATGAATGTTAAGGTCAACGTCACACTAATCTTCTGTGCTGCTCAGGCAGTCCTAGCAGCGAAGGCAGGAGCAACATATGTTTCTCCCTTTGTAGGACGCTTAGACGACCAGTCAGTGGCAGGTCTGGAGGTTGTCAGGAGTATCTCTGAACTGTATCGCATCCACGGAGTCAGGACTCAGATTCTTTCTGCTTCTATCCGCAGTGTGCAACGTGCTGTCAGATCATGGTACAATGGGGCACAGATTTGTACGATGCCACCTAAAGTGTTTGACCAAATGTATGATCATATCCTTACTGATAAAGGTTTAGAAATTTTTGATAACGATTGGAAACAGGTGCAACAATGACATTTACAGTATATTCAAAGGACGGATGTCCTTTTTGTACAAAAGTTCAACGGGTATTAGAGCTTGCAGAAATCAAGCATGTGATATATAAACTTAACAGGGATTACACTCGCGAAGAATTTTATGATAAGTTTGGACAAGGTTCTACCTTTCCAAGAGTCATAAAAGATGATATAATCATCGGTGGATGTACTGAAACTGTTAAGTATCTAAGGGAACAAAAGTTGGTCTAATGGAACAAAACCTCATCGACATCTACGATCTTGTGGAACACGCTATCGATAATGCCTTTGAGGGACAAATGAATTTAAAGTTCTATGACTATCTAAAAGAATGTAAAATTAAAAAACATGAGATAGATTCTTTCAATGATAGTTGTACAATAAATGAAATCAACTGTATCGTTACTGACTTAGAAGAATACATTAAAGGTGGTGCAGACAATCAACATAAACAACTACGTGAAGGTTACGGTCATATTCCTAAACCTCAAGCCAGAAAAATAAAAGATTATTTAAATGGCATCTTAAAAGATGCAGAGAAGTATAGTTATGATCGACGACCTGGGCGAAGAAAGAAAACTAAATAATCACGAAACCCACATTAATCGTGGGGTAGAGTTGCTTCTACGAAATAGGAGGGCAAAACCAGAACAACCAAAAACTTTTCAGGTAAAGTTTGGTAAGATGGTTGCTCTCTTCCGAAGAGAGATTGTATTTCATCTAAACTTCTATCTGGACATCAGAAAGAAATAATCTCTGGAGTATAGAAAAATGTTAGCAGTAACACTTACGATTGGAACCCTTGTTTCAATCATGTTCTTTTTTGTAGGAGGTGTGGTAGGATGGTTAGCAAGAGAGAATACATGGGTAAATCAACCAGTTTATACTCATCCAGAGATGTTTGATGAAAACGGAAATGTATTACCTGACGAAATTTTAGCAGTACGATTTGAAAATAGCTATGACGAACTCGACGAAGAAGACGACAACTAAGGAGAAAGCAAAACTCCCACCTAATCCATTCATTCATGAAATCCTTGATCTTGCTAGTAAACAGCGGAGCAAAGTAAAAAAAGTTGAGATTCTTCAGGAGTATGGTAATCCTGCACTGAAGAGTCTTCTCATCTGGAACTTTGATGACACTGTAATCTCTGTAGTTCCTGCTGGAGAGGTTCCTTACAAGGCAAACGAAGTTCCTGTTGGAACAGATCATACATCACTTCGTAAAGAGTATAAGCATCTCTTTAACTTTGTAAAGGGTGGCAATGATAGCCTCACTTCTCTCCGCAGAGAGACTATGTTTATCCAAATGCTTGAGGGTCTACACCCCGAGGAGGCATCAATTCTTTGCCTTGTAAAAGACAAAGCATTACAAACTAAATATAAATTAACATACGAAGTTATTAAAGAAGCTTATCCCGACATCAACTGGGGAGGACGTTCATGAGTAGTGTTGCTGTAGAACAACAGGAAAAAGAAATGGCAGAGTATGGATCAGAGGAAAACAAAATCAATCCATCTGATTATGAGTGCCAAATCCTGTTGGAAAAAACAACTATAGAGATAGCAAACGATAAGACATTTCCAACAGATGCCAGACTTATCTGGTATGTTGTTGATGGTGTAGAGCATATGGATCTTACCCGTTGCGGTAAAGTAGTAAAGATGTTCGATATGTATTATGATCGATATGGAAAAGATTCTGTTAAAAGAATTGATTTTGGATATGGAACAGTCAACCCTAAACTTTGGGGACAAAAACCAAAGAAAGAAAAGAAAAGAAAATGAGTGATGGTTTCAAGGGGTTTGCCAAACCTGGAAAGGATAAAGAGTTCACCCTTAATATTAACGGAAAGCAAGTTCAAAAAATTATTAGAGAGTATAAGAAACTGAAGAAGTACCAAAAGTCATCCATGTTTGAACTAGAAAAACTATCTGGGCAAGAAACTCAGATAGACAAACTAGTTGATGAATATGGAATTGATTCAGAGGCAATAGAATAAATATACTAGCAGGTAAACACGTATGCTTTCTACCCAATATAGGTTGCGACTTGAAGCAATCTGCGAAAAGATAGTTCTTAACGAGGAAGTATCTTTATCTGATATGATCTGGGCAAACAAATTAGCAAAGTCTAATCAAAGTGCATCATCAATTTTAAGGAAAGCACGTAGACAATCAAGAAACCCAGACATGAAACAGGGTGATTTCGATGATTTTCTGAACCAGATGGACCTTGGGGACCCTGATCCATCTAATCATTCATCAGGGTTCGGTAGTGCTGATGATATTGCAGACTGGTTTTCTCACGAAAAAACTGATGACTGGAGGCAACGTGACTGAAAAAGAAATACCTTGGGGTAAGTTACACGAAATTGCTGAAGACCTGAATGGGGAACTTAAAAAACTCTACATTAAAGATAGTTCTGGTAAAGAATATAAAAGAATTGTAATTGAATATAAGGAGGATAAAGAATGCAACCAATAATTTATTCTAACAGAAGTCAAGAATGTGAAAGGGCAGAAAGTCTCCTTAAAAGTGTTCAGTTTGATGATTCTATAAGTGTAAGAGTCTTTGTTTTAGACGATGACTTTACTAGTAGTCAGTTCCATGCTGAGTTTGGTGCTGATGCAGAGTATCCTCAAATTGCAATTGGACTCGAACACCGTGGAACCTTAAAAGAAACTCTCAAGTATATGAGTGATAAAGGTATGCTTCTTTAGAAAGAATAAATGTTCGTGTTGATACCAAGACACTTGACTAAATAAGATATGAGGTCTATAATAAGACCTGACGTTCATCCCACTCTTGGGTGGGACGCAAGTAAGTCGCGGAACGGAGCCGTTCATCCCATGATTGATCTATTACTATACACTACTCTTCATTGCGAAGATGCTGATGCTATTATGCTCAAAATCCGAAACAATCTGGAGATGAGTTCTATAGTTAGAACTGAACTTATTGAAACCATTCAAGAGGCAACTCCTGAATGTCCATGGGACGCAAACGACTAAAGGAACGGACCTAAAAATCCAACTACTTTAGGAGTACCTACAATGAACACACTAAACATGATCAAGAAGCAGATCAACAAAGCATCTGCTGTTCACAACGCACAGATCACCCACACCTCATATCGTGGTGTTGAGTATGATACACGTTGTGTAGAAAGCAAAGAGTCTCACGGGACCTTCTGCTATCGTGGACGCACTTACACCAAGTGATTGCCAAATCAATTGAATAGTGTTAAGATGGGAGGGAAACCTCCCATTTTTTATGGAAAGAGATAAACTAAAACTGATAGTAAGAAACCTAAAACTGCTGGTTGATGCTCTTGAGTCTGAAGTATACTCTAATGTAGATGTATATACGACCAAGCAAGAAAATTTCGATGATCCTGCTTCCAACTACATATTAGATTATGACGAAGTTTTTGAGGACGACGATGGATAAGATAGATACACAAGGGATGAGTGTTCCTGGTAGTGGTAAACCAAAATCAAAGAGAACATATCCACCATTGGTAATACCAAAACGAAATGTCTTTACTGATTTAGAAAGACAAGAACTAAAAGACATTATTAACGAGACACTTGATGAGCGAGAACAACGTAAAACTAATCAGCGCAACTCCTGATGCTGAAAAGCACATGGCATACTGTGCCCGTGTGTCAAACCCAAACAATCAAGAGAATGAAAAGTTCTCTGGTCTACTCAAGTATTGTGTGAAGCATCAACACTGGAGTATCTTCGAGCAAGCATACATGACTCTAGAGTTGAACACTACTAGAGGAATCGCAGCTCAAGTGCTTCGTCACAGGTCATTTACATATCAAGAATTTTCACAACGCTATGCTGATTCTTCCTTACTCGCGGAGAAGATCCCTCTACCTGAACTACGCAGACAAGACACCAAGAATCGTCAGAATTCTATTGATGATATTGATGCGTTTACCCGCCAAGAGTTCCAAATCAAAATGCAGCAACACTTTGAAGCAGGAATGAAACTTTACAAAGAGATGCTTGATGCATCGATTGCAAAGGAGTGTGCTCGTTTTGTACTCCCTTTGGCATGTCCCACCAAAATTTACATGACGGGCTCAGTTCGGTCATGGATTCATTATATCGATTTGCGTTCTGCAAATGGTACACAGAAGGAGCATATGGATCTTGCATTAGGTGCAAAAGAAATCTTCTGTGAACAATTCCCTGCTGTTGCTGAAGCAATGGAATGGGTTTCATAAATATTTACACTAACAATTGAGTTATGCCAACATACCCTGTTATTAATCTAGAAACAAAAGAGAAGAAGACACTCAGTATGACCATGAAGCAGTATGCTGAATGGAAAGAAGAGAATCCAGGATGGGATAAGGATTGGTCGGAAGGATGTGCAGGTCAATCTACAGAGTTTAAGTGGACTGGAGAAGCAAAATCTAGCGGTTGGAATGAAGTTCTGGATCGTGCATCTAAACAACCAGGTGCTACGGTTCGGAAACACCGCGACTACTCCTTCTAACTTACCGTTTATGTCCGCAAAAAGAAAGACTAATCAACCAGTAGTTCCGTTTGGAATGAGCAACAAGCATATGAAAAGGAAGAAACCAATTAATTCAGACTTAATGAGGGACATCGTACCCCTCACTGAAAATCAAAAAGAACTCTTTCGTTGCTACAAGAATGATCAAAATCTTGTAGCATACGGATGTGCTGGTACAGGAAAGACCTTTATTACCCTCTACAATGCTCTTAAAGACGTTTTAGATGAGAAGACTGCTTACGATAAAATATACCTTGTCAGGTCTCTTGTAGCGACTAGAGAGATTGGTTTCCTACCTGGAGACCATGAGGACAAGTCTTCCCTTTACCAGATTCCATATAAGAATATGGTGAAGTATATGTTTGAGATGCCTACTGACACTGACTTTGAGATGCTGTATGGTAATCTCAAATCACAAGGAACAATTTCATTCTGGTCTACGTCTTTTATTCGTGGAACTACACTTGATAATGCAATCGTTATCGTTGACGAATTCCAAAACTTAAACTATCATGAACTTGATAGTATTATCACTAGAATTGGTCAAGATTCAAAGATTATGTTCTGCGGAGATGCAACTCAGTCTGACCTCGTTAAGTCTGCTGAAAAAAATGGTATTGCAGATTTCATGAAAATCTTACGTATCATGCCTTCGGTTGACATTGTTGAATTCGGAGTTGAAGATATTGTTCGCTCTGGATTGGTTAAAGAATACTTACTAGCTAAGATGGAAATGAATTTATGATTTTTGAGCATTGTAATTATCTCGGTGACCTTGAACTAAACAAGAAAGAAACAAACGGCATCCGTCTCTACAACCTTCCAAGTGGAGATTGGGTGCCTTCTATTACATCAGTAACTTCTTTTTATAACCGACAGATCTTTGTCAAGTGGCGCAAGCGAGTTGGTGTTGAAGAAGCAAATCGTATTACTAAAAAAGCAACTGCCCGTGGAACAGACTTCCATGAAGCAGTTGAAGTTTACATGAGGAATAAAGAAATCAATTGGGATGACTTTAAACCTCTCACAAGGTATATGTTTCATCATGCCCTACCATATCTGGACAAGATAAATAATATACACGCTATAGAAAGGACCCTCTATTCCGAGTATCTTGGATTAGCTGGTCGCGTTGACTGTATCGGAGAGTACGAAGGCGAACTCGCAGTCATCGA